ATAGCACAAATGTAGGTTTTTGGACGTGTAATTATGAAGTAGAAATAAATAGTATTACTGCTGGTTCTTTAACAAAAATATATGTTTTTGTAAGTGATAATAATGTAAGCACGACAATTCCTATTACGCTACCCGGGGCGAAAGTAAATAATTTCAGCACACAAACATATACAGCAGGAGATAGCACATATCATAGCGGTTCATTTAGTTTTTTACAATCAACCGCAACCAATATATATGCGGTTCAATTAAAAATTATTATAAGTAGTGGGACATATCAAAGAAAAGGTCAAATTAGAATGTTAAGAATATTATAATTTTCTAATACTTAATTTGAATAATATAATAATATAAAATAAAATGTAATAATATATAAATGGCTAACTACAATCCCCCTACCGAAGATATTACAAGTTTTAACACTTCTCTATTTAATCAACCAGAAGTAATATTATCACAAGCAGAGGCGGATTTACTTTATTTAAGTAAAGTAAGTTCAACTATTTCTACAGCAGGTTCAACCACATTTAACAACGGAGTAAGTGTAGGCGGAAATATAACAGGTTCAAGTTTAATACAAAGCAATACTACAAGTGCTTCAACAAACTCAATATATACTAATTTATTTAGCGGTTCAACATTAACAATTGGAACTTCCGGAAGTTCCAATTCAATTAACGGTTTTTCAACATTCAATAATGGTTTATTAGGCAATCTTAATGCTAATACAATTGATGGTAATGGGAACACAGGGACTAAAACTTTATTTACCTCTTTAACTGGAACTCTAAATATTGGTCAAGCAACAACTACTTTAGTTAATGTAAAAGCACCAACTACTATTGATTTGCTATTAACATTGGCAAATAGATTAAACTTTAGTGCGACATCATATTCATTTCCATTTGCGTCAAATACAAGTTTAGGATATGTTTTAAAAAATACTGGAAGTAGTATTTCAACACCAACATTTGTGAGTGCTACAGCAACTACAATGAGCACACTTTCATTACCAATTGGAGTATGGAGAGTGGATTTTGCGGTTCAAACCACAGTAAATACATCGGGAACTATTACGGCAGCACAATCATATATTGCTACTTCTGCCGCACCCACAACACAATTATTACTTACAGGTTCATTAGTTCGTTCTCACATATCGGAAGTTTATACAGCAGGAGACGTTCAAGTAATAACAAGTTCATTTACATTATCAGTTTCTACTGCACAAAACTATGTATTAACAATTCTACGCACTTTCGCAACTGGAGCATATACTTTTACTGGTGAGATTAGTATTACGAGATTAAGTTAAAATATAACTATATATATATGGACGAATTATACACTTTCTTATCTATTATTTTGGTTCCAACAATTGGAAGTTTATTTCTATATTTATACAAAAGTAAATGTAGCACGGTGAAATGTTTTTGGGGAATGCTTGAGATTGAGCGTGATGTGGTTGATGAAGTGAAAAGTGATATGACGACAGATGCGAATAGGACACTTTCTATTAATTCGATTTAATAGTTTTTGCGTTTTAATTTAGGGATAATATTATATATCTATTATATATAATGTTAAGTAATATTCAAGTAAAAAACCTTGCGTCCAGAATGGGAATACATCTTGAGGGGGTGTATTTCAAAAGTGAATTGAAGGATATGAAGTTAAAGCATAATGTAGGATATATCATCAATTTAGAAGACCAATATGATGAAAATGGAGAACCTAATGACGGGTCGCATTATACGTGTTTTTTATATAATAAGTATCCTAAAAAGGATTGCCGAGATGAATACGTATATTTTGATTCATACGGGGTCGCTCCACCAGATGAAGTGTTAGAGTTTTGTGGTGTTAAAGAAATGCCCCACTCAATAATAGATATACAATCGTTAATGAATAATGCGTGCGGGTGGTATTGCTTAAGTTTCCTTTATTGGATTAATGTTTTTCCTGGAAGAACGATGTGTTTATACCGAGACGCAGAACATTTCACCAGTTTATTTAATGACCTTAATAAAACAAATGATTGGAAATATAACGAATGGTTGCTTAAACAGTTCTTTAAATCCAAAGATTCAAAACCAACAACTTTAGAGGATGTTGGATTTACTTTCGTCGGTAATGAAAATAATATTGCTGCTGGTATTGCCGATATTAATTCTATTGATAGTAAAGTCTAAATGAATTTATGTAGAGTAATCAATAGGTGTTTTCGGCATAATACTTTATGATACATTATAATACTTTATGAGTTTAAAACAATTTTTCATAATATATATTTAGCAATATTATGAAAAAAAATATATTGTGAATATATATAATGAATATTGGAAGCGGAATTGCATTAGATAATTTTAATCCCGATAATAAACAAACGTCCGTATTACTACCAATTTTGAACCAGACCAACCTATTAGTGCCGAAGTATTTTATTCAACAAATATTTAGTAAAATATTGAAAGAAGGAAAAAGAAAATTTCGTTTATTTATCCCAACAACTTCTACACGCAATTTATCAACCCGTAATTCTAAAAAATCAATAGAACTAAAACGTGTTAATCGTGATGAAGTTGAATTAATAAATGGAGAAACCATTAACCCTCCCCCAAAACTATCAGAGTTCTCTAAAAAGGATCAAACAATGTTAAAAGAATATTTTGCAGAATTAGCAACAAATCCTGCATTAGAAGAATATTTTTTAGCAAAACCAACTCCAAGACCGAGACAACAACGAATACAAAAAACTCCAGAACCAGTTTTTCAAGAACCAGAACCAGAACCAGTTTTTCAAGAACCTGAGTCTGAACCTGAACCTCCAGTTAGAGATCAAAAAAAACGAGGAAGAAAACTCAAGTATGCTACAGCAGAAGAAGCATACCTTGCACAACAACAGCAAAAAAGAGACGCATCAAAGAAATTATACGCAACACTTACTAACGAAAGATTAAAACAAAAAGCAATTCGCAAAGGAACATACAAACCGAATAATATGGAAACTCAAAATTATGAAAATGAAATCTCACTTATGGAAGGAACTGGTGTTTTTGATAATATTAAAAAGGTGGCGAATAAAGTTGTAAATAAAGTATCCAAAGTTGGAAAACAAGTTGGAAAGTTCGCCGAAAAAGTAATTAACCCTGATGCGTTTATGCCCCCATCGGTAAAAGATATAATGAATAATCACGGGCAAGAAATAATAACATCAATTACTTTGCGTAGAAATCCTGTTTCTCACCTAATTACTGGTGCAATGAATGCTGTTAGTTTAGGTTCATTCCAGAAAAAATTAGACCAGCAACCGTATGATGAGTTATTCCATCTGGCGATGTTAGTTCAATCAGCAAATACAAGATTTTTATTAGAAAAAGTGGAAAGAGTAAATGTATCATCTTCTATTGGAAACCCCGATGGATTAGAAACATTATCGTGCCCTTTAAATGGTAAAGAAATAACTGTATTTGATTTAATTAATAATACAAAAGAACAAATGGGAAAAACTCAATTTTTAGATTATGACCCCGTTTCAAATAACTGTCAAGTTTTTTTAATGAATGTATTAGATGCTAACGGGTTATTGAATGCGGAAAATAAAGAATGGGTAAAACAAGATACTGAAGTATTATTTAAAAACAATAAGGTTTTAGCAAAAGTAAGTAAAAAATTAACTGATATAGGAGCATCTGTGAATGTATTAATGAAAGGAGGAGAAATTGATAATAAAAATACTTCAAAAAATAAAATATATCCTAATAATATAAAGATGGAAAACCTACATTATTTACTTCCTCAAAAACAAAACCTACACAAATTACAAATATTGCAAGGTATGAGCGAACTTCCAGAGGCATTGGAAGCAGGATTTAATAATACAGTTCAACGTGGAATGGGTATTGGTAAAACATTTAAAAAAATTGGTCGCCAAGTTAATAGTGTTGGTAATAAAGTTAGCAATATTGTTCGCAAAGTTGATAATACAATGTCCGCAGTAGAAGGAGCATTAGATTTGATGAAAGACCTTCCCGCCGCCGCACGACCAGAACTTAAAAAAGTTGGATTAGATATTGCCGAAATATTATTGAAACGTGGAGTTCCTGCTACTGCAGGAGCAATTGCGGGCATTTTAGGGACTATGGCGGGCGGTCCTGCGTTAGGGGTTGCGAGTAGCGTTGGAACAGCATATTTAACTGGTTTGGCGGCAAATAAAATTGCCGAAGAAGAAGGAGTTAGGGGTTCATCTGGTTCTGGATTATACGCACAAAATCAAACTGGAAGAGGACATATGTATGATGATGATGAATGCTGTCATATGTGTGGAGGACGTCTGCTCGTCGATAAAAAAATAAGTGTTAGAGACATTTATAACACAGCAAAATCAGTTCCAAAGGTTTATAATGAGAATATAAAGTCATTGAAACAAGGTAAGGATATGGACGGAGGTATGATTCGTATGCCTCCAAGACCAACCAAAGAAATAATGAATGGAGTTGTAGCACCTAAGATGGGTGGCCGTGGCGTGAAGGGCAGTCAAGAAGCAAAGGATTATATGAAACGATTGAGAGATATGCGTAAGAATAAATTGAAATATTAAGCAATCGCTTAACTTTCAATTAAAAACAACACGATTAAACGGAAATTAACCATAAACTATATTATTTAACATAAATATTATATTTCAATCTAAATAAAAATATTTTTATTAACAATACGCTGTAAATATTATTATAATTTATATATTTTGTTCTTAATTTCTGTTTAATCGTGTTGTTTTTAAATGGTTTTTAATCTACTTCTTAATTTTCGTTTAATTTGGTTCATTAATATATCATTTTTTGAATAAAAAAATATATAACTATTATATAACCTTATGGAAATATACGACAGTGATAAACGTGGTAAGCGTTTAGTAGCATTATTTCAAGATGGTGATTATACTTATTTTGGACTTGATACGGGTATAACCTATATAGACCACGGTGATAAAACTATGAAAAAGAATTATTTAGCAAGGCACAGTAGGTTAAATGAAGATTGGAATGATTATAAATCAGCGGGAGCATTATCAAAATGGATTTTATGGGGTGCTTCTACAGATATTCATAAAAATATCGCAAGTTATAAAAAACGGTTTAATTTAAATACTTAATAAAACATACTTAAAGAGATAAACATAATATAACATAACAAAACACAATGGTGAATTATCAAAACGGTAAAATCTATAAGATTACTGGAACTAATAATGAAGGTGTTAAACTAATATATATTGGTTCAACAGTTCAAAAATTATGTGTTCGTTTAGCAGAACATAAACGAGATGTAAAACATAATAAATATATGTCATCTTCATTAGTGTTGATGTGTAATGATTATGAAATTACATTAATTGAATTATACCCGTGTAAGTCCAAAGAAGAATTACTAATGCGTGAGCGTTATTATTACGATATGTTCGATTGTGTAAATCAGCAAAAACCAATATTATTAGAAGGAGAAATTATTGAATATCATAAACAATATCGTATTGAAAATGCTGATAAAAGAAATGAATATAATAAACAATATCGTATTGAAAATACTGATACAATTAGTGAAAAATCAAAACAATATTATATTGAAAATGCTGACGCAATTCGTGAAAAACATAAACAATATTATATTGAAAATGCTGATAAACGAATTGAATATACCAATCATTATCGTGTTGAAAATGCTGACGCAATTCGTGAATATAAAAAACAATATTATATTAAAAATAAAGATAAAATACTTAAACGACAAAAACAATATAAATTAAAGAACAAAACTTTATAATTTAATTAGATTAATATTTAAAAATTAATATATATTTAGAATATATATATTAATTATGGATTTGAAAACTGAGTTGAAAAAATTAAGACCAACCCTATCTGAGGGGAGTTTAACAACATATTGCTCTATTCTGCGGTCATTACATAAAAGAATATTCGGCGGAGAAATTGAAAAAGATGATTTTGATAAAACCGAAACAATTTTAAATCATTTAGAAAATCTCCAACCAAATAAAAGGAAGACTATTCTATCAGCATTAGTTGTTATTTCAGGCAAACCAGATTATCGTAAAGAAATGTTAGAAGATATTAAAGATTATAGTGATAACGCAAAGAAAATGGAAAAGAGTGATAGTCAGTCCGCTAATTGGGTCAGTAAAAATGAAATACTTAATCTATATAATCAACATAAACAAGACGCAATGTCGTGTTATAAAAAATCTAAGTTAAATATGAATGACCTACAAACCATACAGAACTTCATAATTTTATCTTTATTAGGAGGAATATTTATTGCCCCCAGAAGGTCATTAGATTATACCGAGTTTAAAATAAAAAATATTGATAAATCGCAAGACAATTATTTGGAAAAACACGAGTTAATTTTTAATAAATATAAAACCGCCAAGTTCTATGACGAACAACGAGTAGCAATTCCTAAAGAATTAAAAAGTATTTTAACTAAATGGATAAAAAATAATGATATCGATTATCTACTATTTGATAATAACGGTCAAAAATTGACTTCTGTGAAACTCAACCAAAGATTAAATAAAATATTTTTAAAAAATTGTAGTGTAAATATATTAAGACACGTTTATTTAACTGATAAGTTTGGAGATGAGATTGAACGAAAATCTGCGATGGATAAAGTCGCCAAAAATATGGGGACATCATCAGCACAAGTTATTGGAACCTATATTAAGAACGAATAATTGATGTTTTTTTGATTTATTATGACGTAATTTATTCGATCGATTATATATTATATTATTATATTATATATGTTTGTCTGGATTCTACGGATTAAACTTATGATTAAACTAATTTCTATCTTCTACATCTTGGTTTCTTGATTTTTTTAAAATAAAAATATAATTTTTATTTTAAATACTTACAAAATATGTATTTCATTTTTTTAGGAACTGTTGATTTTGAATATACGCTGGTAATAGATTACGATTTAACATAAAATCTGGATTTGGCGACATCAATGCTGGATGAGTATATCCATCACGACTTACTAAACCTCCTCCTGCGAATAATCCATTACCAACTTTATAATTATTACGATTCCTTCCAAATCCAAATCCAATCATTCGGTTTGACTTTTGGAAATCATCAATACTATCGTTCATTTTAGTTCTTGCTATTTCAGTAGGGTTTATATAATCTGCAGGAACTAATGATGATGTCGGTGGTTGATATGGTTGATATTGTTGATAATCTTGTGGTGAAACATATGCGGATTGTGGTGCGGATTGTGGTTTAGGTTTTTTATTTCCAAACTCATCAATATAATTACCCACCATTGATGATAATGCTAAAGTTCCAACACCTATAAATGGGGCGAGTTCGGGTTGAACGACTGCTAACGCTGTTCCTACCCCCAATATTCCTGATTGGACCATCTCCGTTAAATAAGGTTTTGCTACATCACGAACAAATATATTCCCTTCCTTAATTGCTTGTTTTTTAATTTCTCTACCAGTTTCAATTGCTTCTTGCTGTAATTCTTTACCAACTGCGATTGCTTCTTTTTTTAATTGTTTTCCTGTTTGTCTTGCTTCAGTTTTTACAAAATCTTTCGCATCTTTATACATTGACGCTAATGAACCACCTTCAAACTCGTGAGAATACAAGGTATGAGATTTTCCATTCTTAAACTTATTTTTTATTTTACTAACTAAATCTTTTTTAACTAATATAGGATAATCACCTTCACTAATACGAAATCCACACCCAGACATTGTGCGTTTAAGTTGAGATGATTTCGGTTTTTTAATATATATAGTAATCATTATATATATTAGAATAGAAAAGAAAATAAAAGGAGGAATTATGAGTTTTTATTTAAACAATTATCGCAAATATTTCCGCCTTTAATTAAATGTGAGGCATCTACACGGGACGCCTTGCCTCCCATAATAGCACTATATAACCTCGCCATACTCCATTGTTCTGGACTTTTCACACTTTTTCTAACTGATGTTGGATTTGAATAATATGCTCCCTCCCCTTTTTTAACTATTATTTCTAAATGTTTTTTTGAATATCCAGTTATTTTTGCTATTTCCGCAATAGAATGTGATTGGTCTTTATTAAATCCGTATTTTGCGTTGAACTTATTTTTGTAAGATAATACCATTATATAATAAAAACATTTTAAATATTAAAAATAATTATTTAAACCCTACTTCCAGTAAAAAGATTAATCGACACTGACACCCCGTAAGAAACAAAGACATACAAATCAACAGAAAACAGCGACATATTCTGACCGATGATATTGACTGATTTGGAAACCCCCTTTTCCATCGGCAAACATCGCTCAATATTCACGTAATAATAGTTATAACTGTTTTCAAAATCAAATTGAGAAATCAAACCAGAACTCATACCGTCCATTTGAGAACCATTGACACCATTTTGCCCGTTAAGTTGGTTCAAAAAATTCTCATATGTATACCGTTGAGACCCATAAAAAATATTTTGCCCAGAAATAACGACATTGAAGTTATTTAAGAACACTAATGGACTTGTAGTTCCTCCTCCTGCCGGGTCAAATGCAGACTGTAAAGGGGAAATTGAGTTATTTGTAGCAGCAACCGCAGAATGAAACGGAATAACTAACACGCTCTTAATTCCAGCAATTCCATTTGTTATAAGATTGTTAAATGTAGCACCTCCCGCAACACTTAGAACTTGGTATTGGTAAATATCTTCGTAGTCAATCTTTCGCACAGGATTACTCAAATATGCTTGTTCGTAGATTGGGTTGAAAGTATATGACGGCACTGTCAATGTAAGATTTAGAAGAGGACCTGCAATAGAACCAGCAGTTTTTGATGCTTGGTCTAAACAAACACCTCCTACAGATAAGGATACATTGTAATCAGTAGCAACGGCAGCAGCACTTGCCGCCATTCCTGATCCAGCATCAGAAGATGAAACAAGAATAGGATTAACACCACCAAGAGGGAACTGGGAACTACCCTGTGTTTGGGACATAATACGCCCAGTTGTGGAGTTAAAAACAACTACGGTGTTGTTAAGATTGAGTGTGATTTTCATAAAGATCCCTTTGGACAGGGGGATTTGACTAAAAAACGTATGTAGATGTCGGAGAAGCACATTTGCTACTATATTCGCCTGCCATATTCCCGCTGCGGTTTTAATAATACTTGATTTATAAACCTGACTTAATGATGTCTGCGAAATAAGAGAAGAAAATGCTGCCTGATTGACTGTTCCTGTTTGGGTTACACCTGTAAAACCAGCAACATTAAAGTTCCAATTTCTCTGTCTTTGATACATTCCAGTGTTGGTTATTTCGTAAGAGTTTGCAGCACCAGTAATAACTGGAGCACGGAAGTTATTAACATTGTTAGAAACACCAATTGAACCATAAACTGATGCGATTGTGGAATAAGACCACGACGCAGAGTTATCGGGGTAAAAACCAATAGATGGTCCTAAAGTAAGTAAGTCTTGGTATGAAAGAGTAGTAAGTAATTTAAAATTGTTCCACAATGACTGGAAGGGGGTTTGTTGAATTATCGTAGTTCCTGCAAGGTCGACCGAAATTGAGTGAATAATTGAACCATACCAATTTTTCAATCCAACACCATAATCAACTGCGGTTGCCGCCGTCTGGGGGGCAAATGCTGCCGAACCCGTTGCTGTGGATAAACACAACTGTAGGGGAATTGTTAGGTATGCTTCTCTGTAGTTAATAAATTTATTTGAATTACTTAATTGTGAAGTGTCAATTATTGCTTGATTTCCAGCATAATTTCCATTTTGATTATCTAAAATACTTATCCAATCCTTCTTAATAAAAATATTTGGGTCTGCTTCAGTTTGAGAAGAAAGGTCATACACGGTTTGGTCCATCTTATATATATACTAAAAGATAAAATATTTTGATAATTTATTTAATTAATTTATTTAATTGTTTTTATTAAATAAATTAATATTTTTAATAGTTGCTATTTGGGTTTTGACTAAAAAGACCTCTATTAGAACCTAATATTTTGTAATTTCTTGCGTAATCCCATTATGCCCTCTGATTTTAAGGCGGTTTGTTCTAGGAATCCCATACCCTTAAAACCTGCTCCCAAACCCATACCAACCGATGGACCATTTACTAATGCTGAAGCACTACCACTTCCTCCAAGTAGCACACTTCCAAATCCTCTGCCTCGCATATAAATCTTAACACTTCCACGCCCTTTCATTGTCATCATTGAATATTTGCGAACCATTATATATATCTATAAAGATAATTTATTTTTCTTTAAAGTTTTTAATTTCAATAACGAGCATAACAATTGCGTAATAATACTAATTTGTTTTTGAATATTTAATTCCACTTTATGTGAGGTGTCATCGTGCTTAATATTTTTTAAATCAAGTAATAAACTGGTTTGCTCTTTTTGTAAATCATCATACATTCTCACCAATTCGTTTTCTGATATCGTCATTTAAATATATTGATATTATATTTTGCTAAACTAAACAAATTATCGTTCTGACATTGGAGTTTCACGAATAAGCAATATAATCGTCATATTTGGGTCAAGTATTGCTAATGAGTTGCTGTCTTGTCCAACAAACCGCACGAATAGAGATGAAATCGTCCCTTTCAATAAACGACAAAATACATATTCATTCGGCACTGACTTTATTAACTCTCCAAATCCAACGTCGGGCACAACACTATGTATCACTGAAGATGGAGATGAATATTCATTGCTAATATTGCTTATCGTCATCAATGCTGTGGGATTGGGCTGGACCTGTGGCGAAATTGATGATGTAAATGTTAAAATTGTATTTACATTTGTATTTTGTGATGTTGTGAAGTTTGTTGCGTATCCCATAATTAGACTAAAATTTGCTGGAATTACTATTGAAGGGTTAAATGTTTGTGTGGGGAAGCCCGGAAATGCAACTGCACCTGTTTGTGTATTCGCAACTGGCAAAACCCAACCTGACGGTAAAGATGTTGGAACTGGATATGTAATAATATTGACAGCATATGTGTTAGGATTTACTAAAAACTCTGCGTAATATACATACTGTCCGGTTGCGTTAATTAAATATTGTCCCGCTTGTATAAATGTAAATTGTAAATAATTGTTAATATCGGATATTTCGTATAAACCTGCGGGTATATTAACAGTATATGTTGTTGTAGTTGCTCCTACGACCCACGTATAGGTAAAGGTATTATTTTTTAAACTTGTTGAATTGATATTTTGCCACGCATAATACATATTCACACTCTGGACTGCAATTTGGTGGTTCTCAAAACGAACTGAAGTTGGGAAGTTATATACTAAAGTTGAATTATTACTTCCTGCTAAAATATTTGTTGAGTTTAACACAATTGTATTCATCGTTTATATATTTATACAATATATTATTTTTATAATGTTTTTAATTCTTTTAATATTCCATCGTGTTGTTCTTTGGATAATTCACCAGTATTAACTAATTGTTTTACTAAAGACCGCATTTCCTTAATAACCTGTGATGCTGTATTTCCTGCTAATATTTCACCCTTCAATACTTTAAATCTGTGCGATAATTGTTCTTGTTTATTTAACAAACCTTTTCCAGTTGGAACTGGGACTTTTTCACTGAATACTGGTGTGTTCGTTGGTGCTCTTGGTATTATTATTGGTGTATTTGTAGGTGCTTCAGGCATTCGTTCTGCTTGTATTACTGCTTTTGGAGTTCTAATTCTTGGGTTAATATCCTTTGACCCTTTTGGACGACCCGCTTTTTTTTTAACTTCAAGTTCTTGTTGTTTTGCTTGTATGCTTTCTTGTTTTGAAATAACAGCGTCGTCTTGTTTCTCAAGTTCAGCAATTTCATTTTCTATTACGAGTATTTCTTTTTTGCCTTTTTCTATTTTTTTCTTTAGAAATGTAGTAATTTTACTTCCTGCTTGTTTTTCTTGGATTACTTGTTTTTTTTTAAGGGTTTCCTCTTTTGATCTAATTTCATCTTCTATTGCTTTTTGTTTTTCTTCTTCTTGTTTTTTCTCTCGTTTAAGTTGTTCCATTTCATTCATTATTCGGTTGAGTTCTTGTTTTTCTCGCTGTTTTGCTTCTTGTTTTCTTTCTGATGTTCTTGTGTCAGATTTTCCCATTTTTCTCATTTCAAACCGCTGGATTTCTTCTTCTAAATCTGCGTTTATCTCTCTTTGTGTAGGTTGTCTTTTTTTTTGAAATGCCATTGATTCTCTATCATCAATTCCCATATCTCGGTCGCCTTTTCCTTGTTTTATGTTTTCAAACTTATTAACCGATTCTAATAGTTCTTTATCTCTTCGCATATATATTTTTTTTGGTATTGGTATATCTTTATATATTGGTTTATTGTTTTCTTTTGGTAATGTTGGTATTGTTGGTATTGTTCCTATTGTTGGTATTAAAAGGTCATTTGAGAATATATCATCTTGTGTTTTTGACTTTTTTGACTTTCTTGACATTGTAGAAACAAGGCGAGGTTCTTTTATATCTTTGAATAGTTTTTCTGCCATATATTGTTCTGCTGGAGAAACTTCGGATATTTTTGTATTTGTAGGGTTTAATTGAATGAATTGTAAGTTCCTATCTATATCTTCTACGGTTTGTCGTCGCCCTTTAGTTGTTGCCCGTTGCTGTTCGCTTGTTCTTGCAATTCGAGTATCTTTTGCTACAGGTAATGGTTTTGTTTTTCTTTTAAAGTTAGTTCTATCTATTTGTAGCATTCGTTTTTGATTAGTTGTATTCTCTTGAAATGCTCTGCGTTCTATTAAAAATGAAGTTATTATTTGTATCATTTTATCTTCTGCTTCTTCTAAATCGTAATTTGTGAGGTCATCTTTTAATGGGGCATCATTGTATTCTTCAGTTAAACTATTGTAATCGCTCACACTTGGCGAGTTTTTAAACATTTCCGCAACGAACTTGATTTCATCTTTATTTCCAGCAGGGTTTTCAAGTAAAGTTTTAATCTCTTGTCGAGATGGTAATACTCTTGCTAAATCAATTAGTTTATCTCTTAATTCGGGATTGTTGGTTTGGTTTAATAGGACCTCTGCGTCAAGACGTGTCATCATCTTTGAAACAATATCAAAATCAGCACTTTCGGGCATTAAACTATCTTCCTGTTGTGATATGAACCGTTTATAAATTAATGATATTAATATCGGGGCACGAACACCTCCCGCATATTGTTCTTTAACAAGTTTTTCAATAGCAGGGAACTGTTGTATAAAGAAAAATAATAACTCGCCATTTTTTACTAAATAATCTAACACTTCATTCGTGTTAGTAGCATCACTAATTTTATTTAACATTACTCGTGCTTGGACTTTTAATTTTTCCACATCACCCGCTCTTTCCTCAATGCTACGACTATCTGGACGCTCAGTATCCTGAACGCCAGTTTTCATAAAACCCACATTCTTATCAAAATTATTTTGATTTAATTGGATTTGTAGGGCAAGGGATTGTAAATATTTAGTTGTATAAACATCATAATCGCTTGTATTATTTAATGATGGAAACGACATTATATATTATAATAATATTATTTTTAAAAATAATATTAATAATTATAAAAGTATTTTAATTTATTATACAGGAACTTCTTTTTCTAATAATACAACATCGGTATTTATCAATGGGATAAACATTTCTTCGGGTTTCATAGTTTCAAATACATCTTCCATCACAAAAAAAAAATCTTTGTCAATCTTTTCTAAAAAAAACTCTTGGGGTAAGTTCTTAATATACTCATTCATCTTTGCATTCATTGTCAATAATTGACGCTTTGTAAGACTACTAATTTTTGTTAATGGAGGAACTCCAATCTCGTCATTCATAATTGTGATAATTTTTGTTCTGGTTTCAATATTATCAAAGTCGGTTTGTGTGAAAGGCATTTTATATATATAATTAAGATATATAAAAAAATTAAAATTAAACGCACATTTCTTCTAAAACAACAATAACGCCGTCTTTGACTAACTGCTTAAACGCACTTGTCCCAGATTTTACGTAGCGGTTGGTTTTTGGATTCAAATATTCTCCTTTTTCATTTCGCAGAGGTTTGGGTTCAACTACCTTTCTCACCCGTTTTTTTGAAACTGCACACGGAGATACAGGGCTGTTTTCATCATCATATTCTTCATCAGTTGGTGGTGGAGGTAATGAACTACTTTCTTCTAAAGGTTCAACTTTTTCTTCAACTACCTCTAAAACTGCCTCTTTAATATCTTCAATAACTTCTTCTGCAATTTCCTCTAAAATATTAATTACAACTGCTGGAACATTTCTATTGATTTTCACCCGCTTTTTCTTGTCAGGTTTTGTCATATTCGATTTAATCGGCATTTTATATATATTACCTAAATATTTTTTTTAAGTTTATTTAAACGCAATTATATTAATTCTAAAATATTCGTTGAAATATATGCGTAGTCTTTGTATTCATCTCTCCCACGGTCGCACCTACCTCCTACGCTAAATCTTACTTTACCATTAGTTATATCTTCCTTATTATACTTCCAATAATATAACCCGTCAATAAATGAGAATACAAAATACACTGGTCTATCAGCGGTTTCGGCGAAATCCAATTTATTTTTACCAACCATCGTATCAGGATAAGTATTTAATTTATTTCTTCGTGATTTTAACTCTACATAGCATTCTGGACTTACATAATCAAAAACAAAAAAACTATTTGTTGGTTTTAAACTATTGCTAAATCTATTTCTAATCTTTTCTATTTCACTTATTTCTTTATTCAACCCAAAACTTAAATCATTTAATTTAATGGCGTTTAACATTTATATTTATCATTTATTATATATTTGGCGATTTAAACGAAATATAATTTCAAAAAATTGATGAACCTTTTTGTAATTAATTTAACTACTTAAAATATTTAAATGCTTAACTTGTATATGAGAAGAATGTATTGCAAACGATGCCAATTTTGCGGGAATATTATCCAATGCGGGGAAGAATACCTACACGATGCGTGCTATGATTTTTATTATTTTTTAATTGAAGAAGTGATTGCTAAAACTGAACTCAAACTTAAAATTTGCAAGGCCATACAGGCCAGTTTTGACTCAAAGAATCTGACTCAGGATTGATACTTAAATAATTAATATTTACTAATATTAATATGAATTATTTGAAAAAGAATTTAGGGAATAGTATTGAACTTCCAGCAGATATAATGCGACTCGTATATGAATACGCCGACCCATTAATTGCTATTAACAACGTTTAAATTCTTTTCAAATTTCAAATAGATTTTTCCTAAACAACACGCCTTATAATTTTCAATTTTGTATTTGTCTTCGGTTTGTAAGGGTATAACTGTAATGTTAAATATCGTTTGTCATACCTTTTGTCATACCCGACTTATCCAAAATTATAGTTTATATAAACTTGCACCTTTGATATAAAACTCTTTCAATTCGTCTAAAACATTAATTTGTTTTTCCATCCACGAGTTAAATCTTGTTTTTTGTGAAAGAAACTCCCGCATTTGTATAGTATCAAAAAGTAATTCAAAACGCATAATATCGTGTATGAATGGGTTTCTTTCTGGGACTGATAGACTCCCAACTTTGTCATTTAATACATTTATGTTATGAAATGATTTTATTGTATTTAACGAAGGGTTTAAATCACAAATAAATTTATTTTCAATGTCAAGTGCCTCCTGCAAAGTTGTCAATTTAATCTCACATATTCTTTCAAAATAAAAATTATCCCATCCACCATTATGAAGCATAAATGAATACAATTTATATTGGGCGTCGTGATCATTGTAAGCTTTCTTATGAAGACAAATTCTTTTGGCAAAATTCTTTGTTTGTCCTACATAACTATCCAAAATACAAGCATTTTTACATTTGATTTGATAAAATGTATATAAAGTGTCATTTGATTTTTCGATTTCACCTCTTGCTTCAGCACGAATTTTGCGTTTCATTAGTTTTTGGTATTCTCGTCGTTTTTCAATATCTTTCAATGGCATATTTATTATATGTAATTATAATTTGTATTTAAGTTGATTTGAAGTATTAATCGGGGATGACAAAAGGTATGACAAACGATATTATGATAACGATTAAAATTATATTTCAATTATTTAGACAACGCCGAATTTGCTGTATGGCGGACGATTTAAATTTCTATTTTTTTAAATAAAAAAAAATGTTAGTATATATGACGGGTCGCCACAACAACTTTTAAATTATTTGAATTTAAACTATTCTTAAAGTATATATTATGAATTATTTGAAAAAGAATTTAGGAAACAGCCGACTCCTTCCAGCAGATGTAATGCGACTCATCTATGAATATGCGGACCCCTTAATTGCTATTAGAAAACAAATTGAAACGCACGATTACGACCTTGATGAAATTATGTATCAGCGGATGAAAAAAATTATGTTAAAAGATTACATAGACGATACAAGTTTTCAACAATATAGGATGATTCATAATGAGGAAATGATTTTTTTTAATCTAAACAACATAAACGATATCAATTTTAGATATGCAATATTAAACTATCACAGCGGTTATAAACATATGTTTCTTTGGCGACATAAACGCAACCCGTCTATTTGCGGATTACACGCTTGTTATAATGACATTGAAGGTAAAAAATATAAAATGTTATGTGATTTACAAGACGCAAAAATATATAAATATAGAAATACAAGAGGCAATGAGTATAAAATGAAAAATGTTTATAAAAAATGGGTAAAGTTATAATTTAGAATAAGTATTTCACAAAAGACTCGGGATTAAATTTCTTATTTTATATTATGTTTTGGAGCCCATTTGTATATTACAAAATTTCAATGTTCATTAGAAAACTACGATCGGCGGCGAATCGGCGGGCCGAGAAATTCATACTGAGAAAACTGGATTAAATCCAGCGTTGGTTGTTTTATGAAGGTATTTGTATTTATTATTTTTATTTTTCTTAAATTAATTAAAAGTAAAAGTAATGCTACAAGAAACTCCAAATGCTCCAAGAACTCCAAATGCTCCAAAAATCCAACACTAAATCAAACATTTATTTAAAAACAAAAAATAAAATAATTTTGTAAAAGAAAGTTTCAATTAAGGATGGAATTTTGGAGCATTGGAGCAAAGTTGGAGCATTGAAATTTCTTCGTAATACTGAAAAAACTGGATTAAATCGGGCGTTGGAGCACTTCCCGCCGATACAACAGACACAACAGACAACACTTCGTTTTTAGTTTCCATCGCCAAGAAATAAAAATAATAAAAAAAATAAATATTTTTATTATTTTCTCTTATAATTTTAATAAAAGCAGTGTTGTAAGTGTTGGAAGTGTTGTCACCATAAGGATTACTATATTATTATTATTTTATATACATAATAGATAATAAATAATAATAAGAATAATAGATTTATATTTATCGTGACAACACTTCGGTTTTTGGAAGTGTTGTGAAGTGTTGTATGAGTATTAGCGATTATTTAAGAGTATATACACAGAACATATTTAAATAAATAATATTAGTATAGTGTATAGAATGCCTTCTTATAAGCAAAATAAAAGTCACATCTACATTTATCGTGAGAAAAACAAGGAAAAGTATAATGAATATCAACGCAATTTAATGTTTCAAAAGCGAAATAATCCACATTTTGAATTTGACAAAATATGCAAAATATTTAGGAATATTTTATTTTAAAAAAATAACTTAAAAATAAAATATTAGTATAGAATATAACAATGGAAATGATTAAGTATAACAACACAATGTTTGGCTTGGCTACTTTAGAATGTGACGCATTCGAATACGAAAACATTTGTAAAAACGAACATTGTTATGAAGGTATTCCAAGTGATAAATTAATTAAATTATACGGCGATATTGATTACGGAGGAGAACTTGATGGCGATGAAGAATATGACGATTCTTGGACTGAAACTTTTATTGATATTGCCAAAGAATCAATTGAAACTACAATTTCAACATTAAACTCAAAAATAATTCCAGAATATTGTGTTGCCATTGCTTCATCGTCTTGTTATACTTGTAATACTAAAAAAGTTAAAAAATGGAAAGTTTCTATTCATATTATTGTAACGAACATCGTTTCATACCAAAAAAATATAAAAGATTTTTTTAATCTTTGTAATCAAACTGCCAAAGATAATAAACAAAATTATTATGGAGACTATGTCTTAAATATGAAAGATTTATTTGATATGAGCGTTTATGGAAATAATCAAAAATTTCGTAGTATTTATTCTTCAAAAGTTAATGAGAAACGTCCATTAGAATTAGTGGAAGGTTCATTTAATGACTCAATAATTTCAGCGTGTTTTGGAGATGACTTATATGAACTTAATCAAATTGTTCCTGACCCCGAACCAATCGTAAATGAAACGACTATTATAAAAAATTCATTATTACAAAAATGCGAAGAAGATGATTATAATTTTATTGAAATGTGCATTGACAATAATTTATTTATTCAATTGGCAACTGAATATAAGACTTGGTTAAGTATGGCATATGCGATAAAAAACACGCTTGGAGATAAAGGTAAAATATTATTTCATCAATTTAGTAAATTATCTTCAAAATACAATGAAACAGAAACTACTGAATTATATAATAAAATAGACCAATCATTATTACCACAAACGGGTAAAACTGAAAAAAAGAAATTATCCATTGCTTCTATTAAAAAATGGGCGAAGGATGAAAACCCAACATTGTATCAAAATATTGTTACGGAGTTACGGAAGAAGAATAAACAAAAGAAGATTATAAAAAATGATGATAATATTACCCTTGATATAACAGATTATACAATGATGAAAGAATTTTATGAATATTGTCAAGCAAATGAACATTATTTTTATTGTTTAAATATCAAAACAAGTGAGTTTATTTTTTTAAATAAAGAAAATATTTGGGAAATGGATGTTAATAATAAAGGGGTTTATATTTATAATTTATTAAGTCAAGATTTTACTCAAACTAAAATTAATTTGTTAATTGAATGGAAAGTAAAATTTTTAGAACTTGAACTTGATGCTGGAAGTTTAGAATATCTCGAATGGGGAAAAAAACTAAAAATGTTAAATACATTCATTACAAAACTAAATACTAACGCAAACAAGCAGGCGATTATGAATGAGTTAAAATTTCAAATTTCAAAACCCGACTTTACAAATAATATGAACTCACAAAAAGGAGTTATTCCTCTAAAAAATAAATTAATGTGTCGTTTGGAAACTATCGGGATTTTAAACATTATTGAGACTTATCCACGAACTCATCTTGACAAATTTAATTATATGTGTAATGTTGAATTTATGCAATTTGATAATAACATAAAAGAATTTCAAGATATTGATAATTATTTTAAAAGTTTATTCAGTAATGATACGGATACTTTACAGGTCTTTTTAGATGTTATTAAAACATCAATTGCGGGATATCGTTTGAAAAATCTATTTTTATTAACAGGTGCAAAGGGTAATAATGGAAAATCAACATTTTTTGAATTATTAAAAAATATATGCGGAAATTGTATTGATACAATTTCTAAAAAAGTAATTATTTTAAATGCGGGCGGTTCGTCACATTTAAATACAGAGTTAGAAAAGTTGCCCAATATTCGTGTTGGTTATGTATGCGAATTAACTGATGGAGACACTTATAATATTCCAGTTATAAAACAAATTATTGGAGGTGATCCTATGAACCTGCGAACATTAAATAAAACCGACCAAACAATATATCCTTCGTGCAATTTATTTGGACTTACAAATCAAAATGGAAATTTCAATAACGATGAATTATTTTCAAAGCGTATTGTTATTTTTCCGTTTGAAAATGAGTTCAAAAATGATAACAACTTTATTCCTAAAATGAAAGCCTTAAAAGATTATTTATTTAACTATATTATTGAAAAAGGAAAAATTATCACAGATGTCGTGCCATCTCAAAATATGGTAAAGGCCCATCAAGAATATATGACTCAAAATAAGATTGATTATGTTGAAGAATTTATTGATGATTGTTATGATAATGATGATAATGGTAAAATTGTAACAAACGATGTTTATACTCATTTTATTAATTGGTGTTCGCAAAGGAAATATAAAAACAATATCAATTCTCAAACTAAATTTACAAAAACATTAAAAGATAAAGGTTATAAATGCGATGTTTATAATAAAAAACGCCACTATTACGGATTGGTTGAAAAAACTGATGAAAAATCTAATGGAGAAGATAAGTATAATTAAATTTTAAAATTTATACTCACACAATACTCACACAACACTCACACAACACTCACACAACACTCACACAACACTTCACAACACTTCCAAAAAACGAAGTGTTGTCACCATAAATATAAATATATTATTCTTATTATTATTTATTATCTATTATGTATATAAAATAATAATAATATAGTAATCCTTATGGTGACAACACTTCCAACACTTACAACACTACTTTTATAAAAATTATAAGAGAAAATAATAAAAATATTTATTTTTTTTATTATTTTTATTTCTTGGCGATGGAAACTAAAAACGAAGTGTTGTCTGTTGTGTGTGTTGTATAACTTTAAAAATAAAACTGAATTAAAATTTTAACATATTTAAAAGCAACAATAACAAATAATAAATGTTTAATAAACCTCAAAGGGTTTAAAAGGATTTGAATATAGAGTATAAAAATAATGGAATATGCACAATTTAGCAAACAGCACTTTGAATTTTGTATGGCGAATCAGAGTGCGTTGATAGACCAATTCTTTATTGAAAAAAAGGAAAAAATGCGATTGAAACGATTGCGGGCTTTGGAACAAATGAGGTTAAATGCGAGGCAACAGACGAACAGACGATAAATATAAAATGATTTGATTTTCAAATTATTTTATACAATTAATTCAAATACTTATTTTTGGGCATTAGTGAGTGAAATATGGTTAGAATATTACTATATTACTCGTGATAATAGGGTATAATTCCGTATATTTCGCAAACTTTAATTAGTTGTTGTGTCGTATATGTTTCTAACATCGGTTTGCAGTTTTTAATATCTAGGTCTATAATCCTTTGTCGTATCAATTTAATGGTAGTTTCACGGTCAATCTTCATTATATATATTACAATAATATATATATTTATACTTAAATAACGCATATATCGTTTAAAAATCATTCGGGTCCATATATTCCAGAAAACCTTTTCTGTATTTTTTATTATCGTATGGACTTTCAATGTCAATTATGAAGGGTGAAAAGCGTTCTCGTGTTGAATATTTATACATATTAAGCATTGTATTTTTATCTACCCCTAAACTATTTTCTTTCAAAATCATATTTAATTCTCTATCACCAGACAGTTTCAATAATACTAAATAATTACAGTTATTACGAACTACTTTTGGTATAACAAAATACGATTGTGCTAAATAAGCAATTGATACTGACTTCTTACGACAACGAATAAAATACTGACAAACTCTTTCTTGGTTTTTTTCTAACATACAGTCATCTACAATAACTAAACTTGCAACTTCTTTATCAAATGTGTCTAAATTAGGGAGATTTTGTAATCCTTCTAAAACTTGTATCTGGTCTGATTTACTTGCTAAAAACTTATACAGCGGTTCTTCTTTATCTTTGCAAATAATATATACATTTGCGAAGGTTCCTCGTCCCTGCGAAAATAAACTTATTAAATTAGTTACCCAGTTGCTCTTGCCCGATCCAGACGGGGCAACACAACAAAGGCGAAATGGAATATCAAATCCGTGAAGACCCTTATTTGGATTAGGTGTAGGAATATCTTTGAACTTATCGTCCATAACTTCATAAAAGTTTTTAATCATTATTAATATATAATATAGTATATTATTTTTTATTTAGTTAAACTTATAATTATATATTTCGTAAATATATAAGAATGGCTGAATATTACCCTCCAACTGAAGATATTACAGAGTTTAATACAGCATTATTCACTAATCAACCCGATGCTATAAGTCAAGGACAGGCAAGTTTATTATATTTATCCAAAGTCAATAGTGATACATCAACTGCCCCGCTAACAACATTTACAAATAATGTTTCATTTACAGTATTACCACAATCAAGTGCCGTTCCGTCAAATCTCCCAGATTTAGTAAATAAAAGTTATACGGATACAATATTCCAAACAATTGCGGGGATGTCAGCGTATTTAACTATAGCATCCGCATCAGCAACTTATCAAACAATTGCTAATATGATTAATTATCTTAATACAACAGGAAATACTACACAGAGTATAAATGGAACAAAAACATTTTCAAACACGTTATATTTAGATGCTGGAAGTCGTTATTATAATTCAACAAATTATACCGAGTTCGCACAAGTAGGAACACAACTTACAATAAAACCCGTAAGTCTAAATGGTTCATTGGCGTTATACTCATCTGCCCCAACAACCGGACTTCAAACGCAACAATTATTAATAAGTAATGCTGGAGCAACAACAACAACTTTAAACTCTACCAATATTTTTTGTGGTAATTATAACACATCACTCGCAACAGGAACTACCGAAATTTGTTATAACACTACAAGTGGTATTGTTAGTATAGGTTCTCAATTAACAATTGGAAGCGTTAGAATTGGAAATAGTAGTGGTTCATCAAATTGTTATATATATAATACATTAAACGCAAATGGAATGTTAGCAAATACTCCATCAGTAAATCAAAATATCTTTACTAATTTAACATCAAGCGGTGGAATAACAATAGGAAACGCATTAGCACCGATTACTATAAATAGTTTAAGTAATACTATAGGCGGTTCAACAACCTTTAGCGTAATTCCAAATTGTGCTATAACTGCTACAAGTTCGGTTCAGTTGGTTAATTATACGACATTAACAACACAGGGATATACGACCTTACCAATTATTCAAGCAAATGCGAATGCTTGGACGAATACAAATACATTCAATTCATTTTTACCAACTTCAACTGTAGTTCCATTATCAGGTCCTCAATTAGTAAATAAAACCTATACGGATGCAACATTTCAGTTAATAAGTAATATGAGTAATTATGTTGATATAACAGCAGCACAGTCAATTTCAGGAATAAAAACATTTAATTCCTTACCATTATGTAGCGTAGTTCCATCATCAGGATCACAATTAGTAAATAAAACCTATACGGATGCAACATTTCAGTTAATAAGTAATATGAGTAATTATGTTGATATAACAGCAGCACAGTCAATTTCAGGAATAAAAACATTTAATTCCTTACCATTATGTA